CGCATTGTTGCGTCCGCAGTCATTGTCAATCGCAAGAAAGACTTTGACATGCTCGACTATATGGTCCGTGCCGCCACTGTGGCTTGTGTCGCCAAGATGACCGGCAAGTCGGTCGATGAGACACGGCAGCGGGTCTATGGTGATGAAGAAGGCACGCATGCGCTGACCGATATCGTTACTCGTGCGCCGTCTGCGCCAGCCATGACAACGGTTACCGGCTGGGCCGCTGAACTGGTTCACACGCTGTGGGCCGACATGATGCCGATCCTGATGCCGAAGGCAATTCTGACGCGCCTTGCGCCGAAAGGATTGACCTTGAGCTTTGGAGCGAACGGCAAGATCGTCATTCCTACCCGTTCGCGCACGCCGTCGTTGGCGGGTTCGTTTGTCGGTGAAGGAATGGCCATTCCTGTTCGTCAAGGTGCGTTCACTTCGCAAACCTTGACGCCGAAGAAAATGGCCGTGATCAGCACTTGGACGCGGGAGATGGGTGATCACTCCATCCCGGCGATTGAAGGACTAATCCGTGAGGCGATCCAAGTCGATACCAGTGTTGCTATTGACTCGGTCCTGATCGATGCCAACCCGGCGACCACGATCCGGCCTGCCGGGTTGCTTAACGGCGTGGCGGCAACGCCAGCGACAGCGGGCGGCGGCATTGGGGCGATCATTGGTGACATGATCGCACTCATTGGCGCGCTTAGCATCAACACTTACGGCAACATCCGCAATCCGGTTTGGTTGATGAACCAAGCCGACATTTTGCGCGTGTCGCTGGCGCAGGCGGCCAATACCGGCATCTTCCCGTTCAAGGATGAGATCGCAGAAGGGACGTTGAACAATATCCCGCTGATCGACTCGGCGACGGTGCCGTCCAAGACCATGGTGCTGGTCGATGCTGCTGACTTTGTTGTGGTCGGTGGTGAGGCTCCGCGAATGGAGATGAGTGATCAGGCGACCTTGCACATGGAGGACACCACGCCTCTTGATCTGGTGTCTGGTTCGCCCGGCACCGTTGCTTCGCCGCAGCGTTCGCTATTCCAAACTGACTCCCTCGCGTTGCGGATGATCATGCCGCTGAATTGGGTCCAGCGTCGTGCAGGTACGGTTGCGTGGACGCAGGCCGTGACGTGGTGACGAGTATCCCGCGCGCTGTAAAATAGCGCGCGGACATCATCCCAAACAGGAGGAGTTTTTCCATGACCACCAAGTTAGCTGACGATCCTGCGACTGAAGCCGCGAAGAAGGCAGTCGAGGACAACAGGAAGATTTCCGACAAGTCGCGCGCTGAGTTTGCCGAAAGGACCAAGGGCAAGCCGACGCCGACACAGGAGGAAAATGATCTCGCGATGTGTGGTGCACACATTCTTGAGCATGAGCCGGACGGAAGCGATCTCGATCCGCATGTGAGCACTGAGAAGCATCTTGAGGCTGACAAACCTGCTGCGAAGCCTCAGAACTATCAGACGCGGCAGCATCGTCCTACCGAGTGATCAGTAGTGGCCAACTGGCTGTCCCGTATCGCGCAATACGTCATGCGATCATCGGTCGAGGGCGAATATCGCCCCGGCCCTTATCAATTGCCGATCACGGGCGGCTGGCTTCCGGATGGTGTTGGTATAAATTGGTGGCAGCAGGGCTATTTGCCCATGCCACCATCGACGCAATCGGTGATGGTTGAGGCGTGCATTTCAGCCTACGCGCAAACTGTCGCCATGTGTCCGGGTGATCATTGGCGGATCAACAGTAAAGGCGGGCGTGACCGGGTTAAGAACTCCGCGCTCGCCCGCGTGCTGCGCTATCCAAACGACTATGAGACGATCAGTGATTTCTTGCTGAATTTGGTACGGCATCTCTATCTGTTCGGTAATGCCTACGCGCTCTGTCTGCGCAATGATCGATATGAGATCGACGAACTGCATTTGATGAAGCCCGAAATGTCGTGGCCACGTCTGGCTTTTGACGGCGAGCTTTTCTATCAGCTACGTGGCAATGACGTGATTGCTACGCGCATGAAAGAGGCCGTGTTCATGGTCCCGAGGCGCGATGTGCTGCATGTCAAACTGCACACGTTGCGCCAGCGTTTTCCGGTTCCGATGATTGGTGAGAGTCCAATCTGCGCTGCTTATCAAGACATCGAGACATCCCAAGCAATTCTGGCGCAGCAAGGGGCATTCTACAGAAATGAGGCGCGGCCATCGGCGGTGCTGCAGACCGATCTTACGCTCGACAAGGATCAGGTGCAGGCGTTGCGAGACCGTTGGAATGATCAGGCCAAAATGTTGCACGCGGGTGGCACGCCAATCTTGACGGCGGGACTGAAGGTGCAGCCATGGTCGGTCGGTGGCAAGGACGCTGCGACGGCTGAAATACTCAAGCTGACGAATGAGCATATTGCGCTCGCATTTCGCATCCCGCTGCAAATTCTCGGACTTGGCGGTTCGGCCTATGGGTCGACCGAATTGTTGATGCAAAGCTGGATTGCTTCCGGTCTTGGCTTTTGTCTCAATCATGTCGAGGAAGCTTTCGGCCTTACGTTTGCGCTGAAAGGGCAGCCCGACGAATACGTCGAGTTCGATACGGCGGCGTTGCTGCGATCCGCGATGAAGGATCGCATCGAAGCGCTGGCGCGCGGCGTTCAGGGTGGCATCTTCGCGCCCAATGAGGCTCGTCAACAAGAGGGTCTTGACGCCGTTAAGTTTGGCGATGAGCCGCGCGTGCAGCAACAAGTCGTTCCGTTAAGCGCAGCTGCTTCAATTCCGGCCGCGCCTGCGCCGCATGCTCCGCCATCAGCAGCACCGGCACCGTTACCGCCCGAAAAAGGCAATCGCGATGACCTTGATAGAGAGATCAGAAACTTATTCGCACTCACCGAGCGCATCGGACGGCGGCGACGTACTCCTTGATGCTTGGCGTATTTTGCTTGCCGAGGCATTGGATCGTCAGCAGCAGGTTTGGGAGAAGCACGTTGAACTGATGACCGCGCGAAGCGCTGCGCTCATCAGTCAGCTGGAAGCCAAGGTCGCGACGCTGGAAGAGCGTATTCGAACCCGGCTTGGTGAATTGAAGGACGGCGAGCCGGGACCGCAGGGCGAGCGCGGTGAACAAGGTCCGGTCGGTGAGCGCGGGCTTTCTGGTGAGCGTGGTGAGATTGGTGAACGTGGTCTTGCTGGTTTGATGGGCGAGCGTGGCGAGATTGGTGAACGTGGTGAACAAGGTCCGGTCGGTGATCAAGGCCACTCCGGTGAGCGTGGCGAACCCGGCGAGCGCGGTTCTGATGGGTCGGTGGGTGAAAGGGGCGAGCGCGGTGAACGCGGCTCTTTGGGGCCGGTAGGGCTTCGCGGACCACGCGGATTGAAAGGCGAACGGGGCGAACGGGGCCAAATTGGAGCACGAGGCAAAGATGGCAAGCAAGGCAAGCAAGGCGAAAAAGGTGACGCGGGCGAACAAGGTCCGGTTGGTGCGCAAGGCGAGCGCGGTGAAGCGGGCGAGCGCGGCGGGTCCGGCGAGCAAGGCGCGCAAGGTGCGCAGGGCGAGCGAGGATTAGGAGGCGAGCGCGGCGAGCAAGGTCAACGAGGTGAACCGGGATTGCACGGCGAGCGCGGTGAAAAAGGCGAGCGCGGTGAGCGTGGCGAATGTGGTGAGCTTCCCATGGTTCGCGAATGGACACCGGATGAGATTTCCTATCGCAGCGACGTTGTCTCCTGCGATGGCGGAACATGGCAGGCGCAGAAAGACACGGCGCAAAAACCGCCGCACCGGGATTGGTTGCTTATTGCTGCTGCTGGCCGTGCCGCTGTCACTCCTATCGTTCGCGGCACATACGATCTGGCTCAGAGCTATGACGCGTTGAATATTGTGGCGCTGAACGGTTCATCGTTCATCGCGCGCTGGAATGATCCGGGCGAATGTCCCGGTGATGGCTGGCAGCTGATCGCGTCGGCTGGTCGTGCTGGCAAGCCGGGGCCGAAGGGCGAGCGTGGTGAACAAGGATCGCGCGGGCCAGCTGGTCCTACTGTTTTGCGCGGCGAGATCGATCGCAAGAGCTACATCATCAAGCTGATCATGTCGGATAACAGCGAGGTGCCGCTGCATTGTCGGAGCTTCTTCGAGCAGTATCACGAGGAGAGCAATGGCTGACATCAGCATCAAAGTGATTACGCCTGCCGAGAGTTACGATCTCGCGACGCTGGATGAAATCAAAGTGATGCTTGGCATCTCACTGACCGACACCAGCGAGGACACACTGCTGCAAGTGTGGATCACGCAGTATTCCGACATGATAGCGACCATGTGCAAACGAACTTTCGCTTATGAGACGGTCGCGGAAACATGGCGTGGCGACACCATGCCGTTCGACACCGACAATGGGCGCATCTTTCTCACGCATTACCCGGTTGCTGACGCCGACATTCAATCGGTTACCGGGCCGGATGGTACCGATATTTCTGGCGGCTATGAGTTGGAGAACAAGAGCGGCAAGTTGCAGTTCTTCAACATCTCATGGAGCGAGCCGATCCGCATCACTTATTCGGGCGGTTATTTATTGCCAGCTGATGCACCACCCGCGCTGAAGCAGGCTT